CGTTAGACGATATGAACGCCACCATTGAAATACTAAATAAGCAACGTGGCGGTAAGTAATGGCGTCGCGCTCGGCTATCCCGCAAATAGATGGCATTCAAGAGGCGTTAAAAGCGCTTAATGATTTTGACCCACAGTATCGCAAAGAGATTACAAAACAAATACAAAGTACTGGCGCGGTGATCGTGGCCGAGGCCCGCAGCATGGTGGCCAATTTTGATAACAGCAAAGGCACTGGCGAGCCGTTAAGCGGTATGCGACGTGGCAACCTAGTTAAAGGCCGTAACACGTCATGGCGTACCGATCAGGTGCAAAAGGGTTTTAAGGTAAAAGTAGGTGTACGCGCCAGCAAAGAGCGCTACGTGAACTACAACCGCACTACCGATGGCGTGGTAACCCATACCGAACAGGTTGTATATGGAAGTAAGCCATATCAGTTAATGGTTATTCAACAGGCCAACGCAGCTGGTGCAATCTATGACCATGCCGGGCGTAACACTGACAGCATGTTTATTACCAACCTAAACAAAGAGGTAGGCGAGCAACCTCGAGCCATTGACAAGGCCGTAAATAATAACCGTGAAGCCGTGGAAGCCAAAGTAGAGTTAGTAATTAACGATGTTGCCCGGCGCACTAACAGAAAATTAGGGTTTACTCGTGGCAATTAACATACCGATTATTTCAAGCCTTGACGGTACGGGGTTTGCCAAGGCGATTACGCAACTAAAAAAACTTGAGACTAATTCCGAGCGTGCCGGGTTTATTGCAGGTAAAGCATTTTTGCCAGCCGTTGCCGCGCTAGGTGCGCTTACCGCTGCAGCTGGTTACAGCGTTAAAGCCGCCATAGAGGACACCGCCGCGCAAGCCCAACTAGCAAAGACATTGCAAAACGTCGTAGGTGCAACCGACGCACAAATTAGCGCTACCGAAAAGTCCATTAGTTCTATGGCCATGGCTACCGGTGTTGCTGACGATCAGTTACGCCCCGCGCTCGCCTCACTTGTATTAGGTACACAGAATTTGGCTACCGCTAACGATGCACTCACATTGGCACTCGACGTTTCAGCCGGTACCGGTGCAGACCTAGCAACAGTAAGCGACGCGCTATCTAAAGCGTATGGCGGCAACTATAAAGCGTTGCGCCAGTTATCGCCGCAGTTGTACTCAATGATTAAAGACGGTGCCAGCCTTGATGAGGTTATGGCCGAGTTGTCGCGCACGTTTGGCGGTTCTGCAGCAGTCGCAGCGAACACGGCAGAGGGCAAATTTAAGAGGCTTAACATTGCGCTAAGTGAAGCAGCCGAAGCAATCGGGTTGGCAATCCTGCCAGCCGTTGAGGCCGTACTGCCATACCTCATTAGTTTTGGTAATTGGGCGCAAGACCACGTAGGTACGCTCATGGCTGTAGGTACCGCTATTGCTGCCATCGCTACCGCGCTTATCGGATTTAAGGCGGCGCAAATAATTGCTAACGCTGTAACCGTTGTAACTACCGCGCTTAACTGGTCACTTGCTGCCTCGGCTGCCGCCGCTAATACCGCGCTAACCATTGGCGTTGGCGCTGCCGCAATTGCTGCCGGGCTTGTAGTTGCAGCGGGCGCGTTTCTAGCATTTAAGCAAGCAACTAAAACCAGCATAGAAACCATTAAACCGTTTGGCCCGCAACTAAGTGAAATAAATAACGGCCTTGGCCCAGTAGAAAAGAAATTAGGCAGTACAGGTAACGCCGCCAAGGGCATGGCAGACAAAATAAAAGAGGCAACCGAGGCACTAGAAAAGTACCTTAAGGCAGCGCTCGAGGATGCACAAAAACAATTAGTGGATGCACAAACAGCGTTTGAGGATTTCGCTACCAGCGTTAGCGACAGCATAAAAGATGCGTTTAGTTTTGCTGATGCTAAAGACGCAGGCGACGAAACAGGCGCAGGGTTTCTACAAGGCTTGCGCGATCAGGTAGCCGGCATTGTCAAATATGGCAACGACGTTAAAACACTGTTGCAAATGGGCTTAAGCCAGCAATCGTTACAAGCGGTTTTAGATGCCGGCGGGGAAAGCGGCGCGGCTATTGCAGCTGAACTAATCGCAGGCGGGGCTAGCGCTATTGCCGAAACCAACGATCTAGTAATGGCAGCCGATAACGCAGCGGCAACCATCGGCCAACAGGCTGCAGCGCAATGGTTCCAAGCCGGTGTAGATAACGCGCAAGCATATTTACAGGGTGTCGAAGCGGCGTTTGATCTAGCCCAAAAAAGGCTCAAAGCTAAAGGTCTAAAACTGGCTGACATTAAGGGCATTAGCGCGGGGTTCAGCGAAGCAATTACACGCCCGCCCGTGCCATCGGTTACGCCTATGCAGGTAGGCGGCGATATGGGTATGCCGGGTGGCGGGCCTGTAACTATAAATTTGTCTACCCTTGTGCCTAACGCAACCGCTGGCGAAGCAATCGTAAACGCTATACGCGCATATAACAGGGCGGCAGGCCCGGCCAATATTGCGGTTTCGTAATGGCTACCTCGGTTATTGCCAGCGGTGACTATGAACTATTTATAGACACAGGTTTTGCACAAAACGCGTTTACTTTAGATAGCGCCACTAAAGGTTTATTAGATGGAACTACTTACGTTTTAGACGGTACTACCCAGTTTGTCCCGATGATGGAGTACAGCAAAAGCATTACGGTAAACCGTGGCAGGCGCGAAATAGGCGATCAATTTAGTGCCGGCATTATGACGTTTACGCTCGATGACAATTTGGCGGGTGGGATATTAAACCCGTTGTATTCGTCTAGCCCGTTTGTAGACCCTGCAGGGCAGTTTACGCTTGCGCCATTGAGGCGGGTTTCGTTTGGGCGTTACAACAGCCTTAATACGTTTATTGAATTGTTTGCCGGGCAGATCGTGAACTATGACTACAGTTACGAATTAGGCGGAAATAATACCGTTGTAGTTTATTGCGCTGACGATTTCTATTTGCTGGCCCAAACCTCAATGGCAGAATTTAACGTAACCGAGGAATTGAGCAGCGCCCGGTTATCGGCAATACTTGACCTGCCCGAGGTTGCATACCCACTGGCGAGCCGAAACATTGACACAGGCACCCAAACCCTTGGCGGTGCAGCTGCCTACACCATTGCTAACGGCACCAACGTAAAGGCGTACATAGACCAAATACAGGCCGCCGAACAGGGCCGCATTTTTATGTCAAGGGCAGGGGTGCTCAATAGTGACCCTCGAATAGGCAACACTCTTAGCGGTAGTGTGGCCGATTTTCACGATGATGGAACCCAAATTCCGTATAACAATTTGGCTATAACGTATAACGCCGATCAGATCGTAAACCGTGCCAGCGTTCAACACTTAGGCGCTACCAGCCCCGAGGTTGCTGATGATCTAGCCAGCCAAGTTAAATACCTAATCCAAACGGTGAGCATTACTGACAGCCTTTTACATAACGCTACGGCAGCTGCCACGCTTGCCAGTTACCTTTTGGTTGGGGAACCCGAGGCCACGTTTACAGGGGTGCAAACCGATTACCTCATGCTGACTAACCCGCAACGCGAAACCCTAGCCCTAGTAGATATCGGGGATACGATCACCATTACCAACACCATTGCCGGCGGTGAGGTAGCCCAAGAGTTAAGCATTGAGGGCGTTGAGCATCGCATAGATTTTGTGACCGGGCATCGCGTCACCTTTTACACGGCACCTACGGTAATTGTTTACGAGTTAATTTTAGATGACCCTATATATGGCACACTTGATAGTGGAAACGCATTAGGCTAAGAGGCACTATGGCTATACAAACCTTTACATCTGGTCAGGTTTTGACAGCGGCGCAACAAAACGCTTTGCAAACAAATGACTACAACTGGACAATTACGCCGAAAACCGCTTCATATTCGTTAGTGGCAGCCGATAAAGGCACCATCATTACGATGACCAGCGCAAGCGCTACAACAATTACCGCCAACACCTCAACGCTTGCTACTGGTGACTTGGTAAAAATTGTAAACCTTGGTGCTGGTGCTTGCACAGTAACTAGCGGTACCTGCACAATTTCAAGCGCTAGTTCGCTTTTGTTAAGGCAATACGCCAGCGGGTCATTATGGTTTACCTCAACCAGTACCGCCATTTTTATTGCCGATCAAAGCACACCTGAAACCGCCATTTTTAACGAAACACAAGCTGCCAGCACTAACGGCGGGTCAATAACCGCGGCAACTTGGACTAAACGCACGTTAAATACCAGCGTTATAAACACCGTTTCCGGTTGCAGTATTGCGTCAAGTGTTATTACGTTAGGCGCAGGAACATATTTAATAAACGCACAAACGCCCGGCGACCAATTAGACAATTTTAAGGCGCGACTACAAAACACCACAGACAGCGCCACCACGTTGCTATCGCAAAATGCTTACACAATTAGTTCGGCAGGTTATGCCACCGTAAACGCCCTAATTATGGGAACCTTTACCATTACAGCGGCAAAAAACTTCGAGCTACAGATGTATTCTCAAGTAACTAGCGGCGCTACTGGTTTAGGTCGCGGCGTTGCTGCCTACACATCGCTATTTAGTCAAATACAAATTACGAGGCTGTCATAATGGCAACACCAACTAAAGCACAAATAGACGCGCAAATAGGCAACGCAACACGCGAACTCGCACCCGTTACTACATGGAAATATAACGAACCAGCCGACGGTTACTATTGCCTCGAATGGATGGATGACCCAGCGCTGCAGCCAACAGAGGCAGCAACGATGGCTAAAGCAACTGAATTGGCTATTCAAGCGCAATAATGCGATGGCGTTACATGATCGGTTACGTTCTTTTAATCGGCGTAGTAGTTTGGGGTTGTAGTGCTTGCACAGTTTCTAAAACGAATATCGAGTACCAATGTTTTACTAAGGCCGCGTGTGAATAAAACACCTGAACAGCAACACGCGGGGCTAATTGTTTTTGTTGGCCGCCTTATGGCTATCTGTTTTTCTTTTACCGTTATGGCATTTATTTACGGCATTTTGTTTGTAGATCAGCCAACCGAACAGGCCCCAACTGACGCGCAACTAATTGACCTACTAAGCACTTTGCTTGTGTTTTTGACTGGCACACTTAGCGGGCTGGTTGCGTCTAACGGCCTAAAGAGTAAGCCCGGTTCGAGTGCATCCACCGATTAAAAAACTGGTAATGCCCGCCAATTTGGCGCACGTTAAGCCGGGTGAACTACCCGCCAGCCTGTTAGTGGATGTTAAGCCGTTTGGCAAACTGCACCCATTAGCAGCCAACGCCTATAACGCCGTTAGAGCTGCAGCGTTCGCCGCTGGCATAAAACAATTTAAGCCAACTAGCGCAGGTGATACCTACCGCAGTATTGCGTTACAACGCCAAGGGTTTTTAGCGCGTTACCAACTGGCACCCATTGAGGGCGTTAAACCTCGAGTGTACGAAAACAAAAACTATTACCTAAAACCCGGCAATGCACCTATGGCAGTACCCGGCACGTCACGCCATAACCTTGGGCTAGCCGTAGATTTTGCCAACATGTCAGGCGAAACATTTACCTTTATGTGCGACGTAGGGCCATCGTTTGGATGGTCATTAGAGGTAATGCCAGCCGAGCCATGGCACTGGTTTTACTGGCCCGGTGACAAAGTACCGCCAGCGGTAACCCAATACCTACAAGGAATTGCGCCAGCATCCACCACCGCGTAACACGCGCCTACTACCGTTTTGCTACCGACGAAAAGAGGTTTACCGCGCATGACCGAACTACAAACCTTTACCTATGAAGCATTTATAGGCAAACTAGAAAACGGGCGCGAAGTATTAGTACAGATTTTTAGAAACCCGGACACCCTCGAAGTGTTAGCCAGCCAACTTGCGTTTAAGACCATTGCCGGCGGCACATGGCAAACGCCCTACCCATTGGACAAACTATGACCCTTGCACTTAAAGCCGCGTTTACCGCGCTATTCACTTTTACAGCTGCCGGCATTGCATACCTGTTGCCTATGCCTACAGACCCCGCATTAGACCGCCACGTAAGCCCTACAACCGTTTACGTGGCAACCCCACCAACTACTACCACATTGCCCCCATACGTGAACACATGCATGCAGGTAGCCGTATTGGCATTAGCCGAGGGTTTACCCCAAGATCAATTAGAGACAGCGCTACGGGTAGCCGTGCGCGAGAGCCGATGCACCGAAAATGCCTTCAACGGCACCGACACAAACGGCGGCAGTTTTGGGGTATACCAAATTAACGGTTATTGGTGTTTGCCTAACACCTACTGGCCTACTGGCTGGTTGCAGGCTAAAGGCATTGTGAAAACGTGCGACGATTTATTTAACCCAACAATAAACACTCGAGCCATGGTTGCAATATGGCGTAACAGCGGTTGGGTACCATGGAATACAGCGAAGTAAAACAGTACATAGACCCCGATAACTCGCTTAGCGAGGAAAGCAGACGCATGTTAGACCCGACAGCAAACGCAATGGCAAAACACCAAATGGCCGTATTTGATCTCATAGATGAAATATGCAGACCCGCACATATCCCCTACAAACCCAAGCACGCAGACCTAATAGCCCGGCTAAAACTGTTAGCAACTGACTTAGACCTGAGCGGTGATGAAGCAGGCTGGCAGGCCATTAGCGAGGCTGTAGAAGCGTTAGGCGGCTGAAATGGCACTTGTGACGCTTACACCTAAACAGGTATTAAATGCGCGTGACGTGGCCTACAAAAAGGCTATGGAGTGTGAGGCTGGCAAAATGAAAAACCGTTACAACGTGCCGGTAGCCAGTACGAGTTATGACCGCCACTTAAAAGGCTGTTACGGCGAACAGGCTGTAGCTGCTTACCTTGGCGTCGAGTGGGGTTTTACCGCTTATGACCCTAAGGCTAATGACGTGGCAGGTTACGAGGTGCGCGCCACATACCACGCCAACGGGCGTTTGCTTACACATGCCGAGGATAAAAACGGCCTATACATTTTGGCAATCATTGACCGCGACACATACACCGTAAACCTTGCCGGCTGGTCAAACCTTAAACGCTGCAACACCGTTGGCCGTTGGGCTACTGATCTACCGCTGGCGTGCTACGCCATGCCACAAGCCGAGTTATGGCCTATGGAAATGTTGCCCGCAACTGTGTTATACGCATCTGCTATAAATAACTAACTAACCCGACTAACTGTAAAGGCACCCGACATGGCGTTTAACATTGACAATTACGTAGACGTACCAACCCGCTTAAGTGAAGCGTTAAAGCGTTACCCCGATTTACGCATCCAAGAAACTAACGCCGAGGTAGTAACAATGCCCGATGGCTCGACGTTTTACCGTTGCACTATTACCGTTTGGCGCGACGCCAACGATCTAATCCCAAGCATTGCGACAGCTGCCGAGCCTTACCCGGGCAAAACCCCGTACAGCAAAAACAGTGAATTTATGGTGGGCATGACTAGCGCGTTAGGCCGAGCGCTTGGGTATATGGGTTTCGGCATAAACAAAAGCATTGCCAGCCGTAACGAAAT